CTTTAGATGTTTATGATGCAGTAGAGTCTATGAAGGCCGCACTCTTAGAAACATTCTCAGCAGGAAACAAAGTTGTACATTTTGCACCACAGAATGCTGATGATGTAAAAACGGCGGCTGTTTGCTCTGCTTACACTGACTATGTAGCCCACAGACAGAACGATTTATATTCGGTCATGTCATCAGTTATACATGATGGACTTATAGCAAGAGCAGGGATAGCGAAGGTGTTCTGGCAAGAGCAGTACGAAACAATTTCCGAATATTTTGAAAACATCACAGAAGATGAACTGGACGTAATGCTTGCCCAAGAGAATGTATCTTTGGGCGAATACTCAGAAGATGAACTAGGGCTTCTTTCTGGAGAACTTCAAGTTACTAGAGATACAAGCCAAGTCATTGTTGAAAACATTGCACCAGAAGAATTCCTAATTGAATCACAGCCAAAGTCTTTGGATAGCGCGTTATTTTGCGCTCATAGAACAAAGAAAACTTTGTCTGACTTACGACTTGATGGCTACCCAGAAAAACTTATTAATAAAATAGGTGATCACTCTGATGTCACTATGGGAACTGATTTAGAAGTCTTATCTAGACATGACACTATCAATAATGACAGAGGGTTTAACGCCCACGGATACCAGGATCAAGTAAGAGAAGTTTTGGTCTATGAAATCTACATGGACTTAGATATTGAGGGATCGGGAGTTGCAGAACTCTATAAGATAATAAAAGCCGGAAATGTGCTTCTCGATAAAGAGAAGGTAAATAGAAAACCATTTGTTACGTTCGTTCCGCTTCCAATCCCTCACGCTTTTTACGGTAATAACTTTGCTGACAAGCTAGTTGCCACACAAAATGCTAGAACAGTACTTACACGTTCTATTCTTGATCACGCAATGATTACAAATAACCCTAGATACACTGTATTAAAGGGTGGTCTTAGTAATCCTAGAGAACTTATTGACAACAGAGTCGGTGGCTTAGTCAATATAACTAGACCTGATGCTATTGCACCAATGATGCAAAGTCCTCTAAACCCCTTCACGTTCCAAACAATACAAATGTTGGACGAGAACAAAGAGGACACTACTGGTGTTAGTAGGCTGTCTCAAGGTTTAAACAAGGATGCTATAAGCAAGCAAAATAGTGCGGCTATGGTTGAGCAGTTAGCCACTATGTCACAGCAACGCCAAAAGATCATTGCGCGTAACTTTGCTAACCAATTCCTTAAGCCTTTGTATCAGACTATATATCAGCTATGCATTGAAAATGAATTAGAAGAAAAGATAGTAGAGATAAGTGGTGATTACGTTCAAATTAACCCAAGTGATTGGACTGACAAAAGAGATGTAACTGTTGAAATGTCTCTTGGATATGGAGAACAGGAGAGAGAAAGTCAGAAATACATGGCTATGCACCAGCAGTTTACTTCCGATCCTAATCTTCAAAAAATGTACACGCCACAGAATCAATACCAGCTTATATCTAAGGTAATGGAACTTTCAGGTATCAAAAATGTAGCTGAATACTTGACTAGCCCAGAGCAATTGCCACCAGAGCAACCTGATCCAGCACAGGAACTCCAGTTAGAGATGATGAAGAAACAACTTGAAGTTCAAGAGCGTCAAACTGTACTTGGAGAGATGAAAGCTCAGATGGATGTACAAAATGCTCAAATGAAGATAGAGCTTGAGAAGATGAAGGCAGAGAACAACTTTGCTATTCAAAGTGACAATGTTGATCTCAAAGAAGCTCAACTTAACCATAAGAAACTAATTGATAGTGCTGAACTTGTCCTTGCTCAACAGGCAGATGAGATAACGGCTATCGCAAGCCCGAATGGATAACCCATTCACCAACCCCAAGCCCTTGAAGGAGAGCTAAAAATGAACGATGAACAATTAGTAAATCTAGGAACAGACGCAGAGACTTTGTTAAACACAGAGGCTTTTACTAAAACTGTGAACATGATGGTAGATTCTACAGTACAAGCATTCTTGTCATCAGCACCCGAAGAAGAAGACAAGCGTACTGAAGCCTACGGCCACTACAGAGCCATAGTTGATATCGTAAATACTCTACGTCAGCAAGTAGAAGTACGAGATCAAATTGATGCTAAAGCTAACGAAGATCAAGCAGAAGAAAACGAAGTAATCACAACTGAAGAGGAG